CATCTTCTTCTCTTGTATAAACTTGAAACCCATAATGACACGGAGGTAAAACCATTTGGTCTAGCTCATCCACATTCCAAGCACTAACCATCAATCTTCTACTGTCAGGATTTGTTTTAAGCTCATTGATTAGTTTTTGAATTTGGTCAATCCTTCCATTTTTACCGGTCCACTTTCTCCATTGCTTTCCATAGATTGGTCCTAACTCTCCCCACACTTTAGCAAACTCATTATCGGTTTGTATCCTTTCAATGAATTGTTCTTTTGTATATTGACCATCTACATCCAATGATGTTTTAGCTGCATAATTTTTATATGCATCACCATCCCAAATATGATTATTGTGTTTTAATAAAAAAGAAATATTAGTTTGACCCGTTAGAAACCAAAGTAGTTCTGATACAACTCCTTTCCATGCTAACTTCTTTGTTGTAAGAACTGGAAATCCTTGCTTCATATTATGTCTAATCTGTCTACCAAATATCGATAGTGTACCCGTTCCGGTTCTATCTGATTTATGTATTCCGTTATCTAATATATCTTGTAGTAAGTCTTGATATTTTTTATCTAATGTATTCATATATTAATATATTAAATCATCTAATTTAATGTTATGTTCCTCCAAAATTTCGTATATCTTTTCATATACTAATTCTAACGCTTCGTATTTATCAATCTCCTTACCTTCCATACTCCACTCCAATCCTTTTTTTGTATTATGTGTGATATCCCACAATGCCATAGCCATATCGGTTGCTTTAATAGCTCGTTTATGAGCCATTATATCATCTGGTTCATTTAAATCAAATTCTAATATTCCTTTTGCCATAATTAATAATTCATATAGTTTGATGTTAATACCCATCTTTTTTCAGTTGGGTTCGTATTAGCTTGTGTTCTATGTCTAATATAACCAGGAAAAAATATTACATCACCGGTGATTGCAGGTATTGTTTTCCATCCATACATTTCATCATCATATTGCTTCATATAAAACCCTTTGTGATATTCCAATGGGTCTCTAAATTCAATGTATCCACCACCATCAGGCATATTTAAATAAGCAGCGGTAGTTAATGTTGTTGGTCCATGATGATGTTTTTCAGTAACACCGCCCTTTCCGTGAAAGTTCACCCAAGAATTAGAAACTTTATAATCGTGTCCTTTGTACATTTTCCATTCATTTAAAATAATGTGTTGAGATATTTCATCCAACCATTTATAAAATTCTTTAAACTCAGATATTGTATGCGGAGCTTTGTATTTATTAGGTGCAGAACTCGCTGCATCTCCTGTTTCCAAATGCGTTTTTATATTTGTAGTGTTTATTAAATCATCACAAATAGGTTCTAATTTTTTAAAATCAAATCCATCATAATGCGCTTTAATAATTAAAGGCTCAAATGGAGTTACATCAATTAGCTTTGGTACGAGCATTTTTTTTAGGTTTTTCGGTTTTACTTCTAAAGAAAATAAATAACTTAGATTCTTGATTATCCATTTGAGTCATAGCTACCCACTTACCCAATACACTACCTCCAATATAAAAAGGTAACACCAAATAATCTTTTTCAAATAACAATGGTTGTAATGAAAAATACATACCAGCTAAAGATACTAAGTTAATCCATACTGAATTAAGTAATAAATCTTTTAATCTATTTTCGTATGTATATTTAATTTCCATTGTTTTAAACACATTGAAAAGAACTTGAAATACTAATATGGCTGTATATGTTATCATTTAATAAAAGGTAATATTGCTAACTCTTTACCCTTTGCCTCCACCATAACATCTACATCCAATCCGTATGTATTTGGAAGTGCGTTAATATAGATTGAATGAGCTTGTGGTTTTTCTTTTGGATTGTTTTCGTGCAATGCTTTTGATTCTGAATAATGTACTTCTTGCTTAATATCTTTAGGCCAAGTTGTTGCCGCCAATTTAAGAGCTTCTTCCTCACTCAATCCACCTGTACAAAATTGGTGGTGATGATAATCAAATACAATTGGAATTTTTGTATGATTATGTATGTACATAAGGTCTTTAACCGAATACATAGAAGCCTTATCATCGTTCTCTATTGTAAGTCTATTACGAACTGATGGGGATAATCTTTTAAAGTTTTGGATAAATCTATCCATTGCAGATTGCTTATCACCATATACTCCATTACAATGAATATTGATATTGTTAAATCGGGTCTTAGATAATCCCATCATATCAAATATTTTACCATGCAATTCTAAATCAGCAATTGCATTATTAACTACTTCTTCCTTTGGAGAAGTTAATACAACGAATGGACCGGGATGTGAATTAACTCTCATATTCCAAAACTTAGCGAAATCACCTGCTTTTTTTAGCTCAAATTTAATTTCTTTGTAATCTTTTAATTGAGTTAAATCAATATGGTCTCCCCACGGAACAATAGTGGATGATAATCTAAACAAAGATATATTGTTTAATCGATTCCACTCTAAAATTTTAACGATATCTTTTGCATTGAGTAATGCAAGTTCGGAAACATAATCTAAACCTTTGGATTGAAAAGTACGTTTAACCATAGCTCGGTTAGTAGTTACTTTTTTACCCATACTCATATTAATACATGCGTATCCTAAGTTTATCATTTTGGTATAATTTGTTGTTATACAAATATACGAAAAAATATTCAGTTTACCAAATATTAATAAGATTTTCCGGAGAAATCAGTTGGGTATTGAGAAGGCTTGATATTTTTTATCCAATAATTAACCGCATTTTGGTCATTTATCCAATTCCTTCTATCATCCCAATTAAATTCAGGCTTAGCGTAGTAGGGTAACATATTTTTAATTGCAGCTGCTCTAGATGGGTGTTCTGCTCTCACAATGTTTATTATACCATCACCATCGGTATCATAACCATCAATAGTACCATCACCATCATAATCAATAGGTCTCTTTGAGTAATCAGTTTGAAGGTTCATTAGTATCTCATCAGTAATTTCAGGCTCCAATGCTTTCTTTTCTTCATCGGTTAATGTTACTTCATCTTCTTCCACATTTGTTGTATCGGAATCAATTTTGTTTTTTTTTATGTCCTCATTGTATTGAGTAGCTGCATTAACTAATTGTTCGTTTGGGTCTGATGGATTTTCTATTTCATTAAAGAATACTTCTGCATCTTTTTCTGATAGAGTTATTGGTTCATCGTATAATCCTAACTCTTGGTCATTTTTCATCATTTCGGCTAATAAATCTCCTCGTCTTTTCTTATCACCATACACCTCATATTCCTTATTCGAATTTGGAATATGTTCGGATATATCATCTTCATCCAATCCATCTCCTAATGTAGCATCCCAATCTGATAAATCATCATCATCTTTTTTAGGTTGCATAATCAAACCATTGAACGCAATAATAAGTGCCACTGCCAATGGGTCAAATACCAATACGATTATAAGGATAAAGAATTTCACAACATCGTTAAGTGGAACATTAAATGCTTCCGCTACGAAACGAAATCCACCTACTTCTCTTTCCAATTCAATATTGTTATTCTTAATTGAATTGATTGAATCTAATGCTACATTATTTTGTATAGTTAGTTCATCAATACGTTTGGATACTGATGCAATTTCCTTATCGGCAGTTTTAATCATTTGTGTAACTCTTGATGTAGATTTATCTTTATCAATTTGTTTGGATAAGTTACTCTCTTGTGAATTACGGATATTTTGCTGATTGTTTAATTGATTTGTATAACGAGCAATCTCAGTATCATTTTTTGTGATTTGAGTTTGATATACTGCAATATCTCTTTCAACCTTTTGTAGTTCTAAGTTTTGTTGTTGGAAAGCATTTGATAGATATCCAAAGATACCTGCCGAAGTGATTAACATTAAGGTAGCTACCGATGTAGCCAAGTACCATTTATTAAACCCTTTAATAGTATCCCATTGTTGTTTTAGATATGTTGCGGCTACTAATTTAGCGAATTCTAATGCACCAGCCATTACCATTACCGATATGGTTGCTCCTGCAAAAAGAACCCCCAACCCAGTTACGGAAAAATAAGCTGCACACCCTGCAACAACAATTGCTGATAATCCAACTAAATACTTTAACCAATTCATATTACGATAAATCTACTATGTTTGTTGTCAATTCTACTAATCTTTCGATTTCATTTGATAACTTGATTGCTTGTGCTTGGTCTGCAGGTCTTTCACCCTTTAACATTTCAGCAATAACTTTAGCTCTTTTAGTGATAGCTTCCAAATGCTCCTGAGCTCTCATTTTGTATTCTGGTTTCATAATTTGTTTTTTAAATTGTATATATAAATATACTCAAAATAAAAATGAGGGTGAAATTAACCACCCCCACTTATTGTTAGTTTGTTGTTTAGAATAAATTAACCAATTGAAACCGTTCGTTTCTTTGGTTTTTCGGGTTCTCTCTTTGGTATTTGTAACTCTAATACACCATCTTCGAATGATGCTTTAATTCCATCTAAATCAAAGATTTTAGAATCAGCTGTAAAACTTCTTAAGAATGATGAACGTTTAACTTCTCTACGAAGATATACTCCACCTTCTTTTTCGGTTGCTTTACTTGATTTTTCTCCTTTTAGTGTAATCACATCACCATCTACATCAATGGTAAGTTGTTCTTTAGTTAATCCCGGAACTTCTGCTACAATCTCAATACGGTCATCAAAGTTAATGATGTCACATTTTGGATAAGCTGCTTGTTGGAATGCGTTGATACCAATTTCCTTTGATAATTCAGGAAATGATTCTGAAAATACTTTATCAAATAAAGTATCTAATGGTGAGAAGAACTCGTCCCTAAATTGGGGAATAGGGAATCCCTTTTGAATTTGATTTTTCATTTTTACCTTTTGTTTAAGCGTTAGTTTGTATCTCCGTTTGGATGATACGCTGATATGCTGGCCAGCTCTATCAGTTTATAAATATAATGAAATTAAAATTTATGCCGTTTGTCTTTCAATAATTGTACTCATATGGTCTGCCCAATGTAGTATATATTGAATCTTAGAGCGAAGATATTTTGAAGTATCATATGTTTTGAAATACTTTTCGTTATCATCATCATATAACCCATCGGTAAGTTTAATACCAAAATATTCATTTTCACTATACTGAATACCATAATGGTTTAACGTAAAAAATGTTCTATCAGTAATACTCATAAACGGAATATTTTCATTTCGTTTGTATAGTTCACCTCTATTATCAATATGCCATTTTGAATCATTTGGTACATAATGTAATTCATCTTTAATACCCAACTTACCTAAATCATGATGAAGTGCTGCAAACAATAATTGGTCATCGGTAAAATCTATACTACCACCAGCTTCTTCATATAATTTTTTCATACGAAGTGAATTTTTACAAACATTTAAAATGTGGTCTATATATCCACCTTCATATGCATTGTGATAATTTAAATTACCACTAGCCGGTGATATAATTAAATTAGGACCTAATTCGTCCATAGAATACATTTTTAATAATTTTTCCAATCTTTCAGGATTAGAACTACACGCTTTACGAACTAAGTTCAAAAACTTTTCGTAATTTTCTTCCAATTGTTTTTCGTTATAATTTTTCATAATACAAATATACTAATTTATTTTTAATTTTCCAAATTTTCTTCAATATCCTCGCCACATAGGGCTGAATATAATACATCAAGTTCTTCTTCGCTACCACACCACCCCAATCCATCCATATCCATCATTTCAATAAAAAATTGACCTTTCTTTAATCCAATTTCTTTAAGCATTAATTGTTCATCTGTTGAATTGGATATTAGTTGTGGTGAAAATTCATCGTTTCGATATTTTGGAATTGCCAATGTCCAATAATAATGACCATCTTCACCCTCACCATCTTCCCCAATACCATCACCACCTACAATTTTCGTCCAACCCTGTCTTATAAAAGTTGATTCAGTAATTGGTGTCATTGGTAATTTAACTTCTTTTTTCCTCATCAGTCTAAAACTATTTTAGTGTATATATTTTTATTGGATATTGAATGTGATGTTTTTAAAACAAGTGTATCACCAATCATTTCCCTAATTGGAGATATTATTGTATTTATCTCGCCACCTTTACCACTATAAGATGAACCATTTGTTGTAGGCACTAATTCATCTTTATTTGATATTAGCGCGGGTAAATTAACTATTGTAAATTGTCCTGTAAAATAGTTTATATACGTTTTGGTAATAGTTACAATTTCATCACCACGTCTCAACCACCAATAAAGATTACTTTCAAAATTAACGTTTTCGTTGGGATATGGTTCTTTACCATTAACTAAAATCCTACCGGTAACTCTATGCGATTGAGGTGTACCAATAGATGTAACCTTTAAATGATAAAATCCATTTTGGTCTTTTGGCAAACTCTTTAAGCCGTTTTGAGTTAATACGGAATCAATTGTGATTGTATATTCTTTTTGTGGAATATATTCATCTTCTTTTGTACACGCTGTAAATAAAATTAAAAGGGGTATTAATTTTTTCATTATAACAATTTTTTAAGTATTGATTCCCAAGTCGGGTATTCGTTCCAAGTTTCAGTTTCATAAGCCCAACCAAATCGTAATAGTTCACCTTCAAATTCTCCAGCTCCATTAGCGGTTCTATCATCGATTAGATAATCACCTCTCAACATATTTTTTAAATGTGTAACTACCATTTTCTTACGGAACAAATCTCCGAAGTGTTCTTCAATCCAATATCGTTTATCCATAGCTGAAGATGGATTTCCCCAAGGTGCCGCAGTTGCTATATACAATTCATACTTACCACTTTCTGCTAGTTTTCTAACTGCTTCAATAGCTCCTTCAATTGGTGGTGGGTTTCTGAATATACCTGGTATGTGGTCATATCTACCTTCGTATTCTACTT